GGTAATCCCGTGTGCTGTGGCTTGCGGCACCATAACCAGAATGCGCGGATCGTCTTCTGTCTGGAACTGCTTAATGATGTCTGCACGCTTGTTCGCAGCTACGCCGCCGTGGATGGTTGCCGTGGTGTACCCGGCCTTGATGATGCGGTCCTGCAGCATCTCCAGCGTGTGCCGGTAGGGTACGAACACCAGCACCTTTTCGTTGGTGCCAGCAATCACATCCAGCAGTTCGTTGACCCTGTTGTCCACATCAAACTCGACTACATCTTTGTCGTCAGTGTAAACCGCGCCTTGGGAAATCTGCAGCAGCTTGTTGAGCATTGACGCTGCGTTGACGGCCGTAACTTCTGCCCCGGCTGCGATGACCGCCATCTGTTTTTTGATTGCGTCATAGTACTTGCTCTGCTGCGGTGTCAGCGGCACTTCGCGTGTGGAATACAGCATGTCCGGCAGGTCAAGACACTCGGCTTTGGTGAACCGAATGGCAGGCTGCAGAACTTGGTGCACGATGGCTTGCGCGTCTTGCCGAGGAGCCCACCTGTACTGCGACATCTTAATCATCACGCGGTCACGGAACGAGCCAAAGAAGCGCGGCACGGCGTCAGGGTTCACGAGCTTGGCCAAGCCGTAGGCGTCGAGCGGAGACTGCGATGCAGGGGTGCCTGTCATCATCCACAGCCGGGTGCTTGGCGTAATCAACGCAGCGAGGCACTTCCACCGATCGGTCTGCACGTTCTTGATAGCGTTAGCTTCGTCCACGATGACTAGATCGAACCCACCCTTGGAAAGTTCATCGGCTACGACCTTCACGCCGTCAAAATTGATGATGACGAATTCGTAGTTGCCTGCGATGATCTTTTGCCGCTGTGTGCGGGTGCCTTGTGCAATAGCCGCAGTGCGATGCATCAGCGTCTTAAACAAGTCGGACCGCCACGCAGTCTCCATGATCGACACAGGACACACGATCAGCACGCGCTTAACCTTGCCTTGCGACATGAGGTAGTCGGCTGCCCACGCCGCTGCGTTTGTCTTACCGGTGCCAGCCTCGTTAAACACAAAGCAGCGAGAGTACAGCGTTAAGAATTCTGCAGTGGATCGTTGATGGTTAAAAGGGGTGAACATGCCGGGCCATTTGTATCGGCCGAGGATGGGGCTAGGCACGTCTTTGATGCCCATGTTGCGCAGCAGTTGCACTTCATCGAACCCCCAGTTGACCAGTAGCTGGTCTACATCGCCGTTGCTACCAACGACTTTGCTCTTGGGGATGATGGCAGTGATCTGCCCTGCTTTGCGTGTGTTGAACAGCAACGCTCTGTCTTCAATAATTTGCATGATGTGATGAATAGAAATGGATGGACGACAAAAGAAGCCGGGTAGTTGCCTACCCGGCTAAATCTCAACAGGAAGAATCACGATTGCCAGTTGTCGCTGGCAACTAAATCCTACCTTACTTTTTGCGTTCGCGCTTAGAAATTTGTGATTTCATTGCGCCTGTTTTGCTGCGTGAGAAGCTGGTGTTTTCGGATTGCGGAACCGCCCGTAGATTAGCCAGCAAAGACTTGCCGCCCTTGGACATAGCCTTCTTGTGGTCTACATCAACGGTAGGCGGCAGATCGCCGTTGGCCTTCTCGTAAGCGCGTCGCGCTTTATGGCGCTCGGACTGCGCGGCCAGTTGTTTAGGTGTGCCCTGATAGCGCTCGTATTCAAGTTTGTAATTGCGTTTTTTCTCAGCCATGATGGTACTCGCATGAAGAGACGGGGCAGAATTTGCAAAGAGCCGAACTGCGCGGATTCCACACCCCCGCATCAACGGCCTTCTCAATGGCCCCGGCTCTGCCTGCCCACTTTGACAGAATCTCGGGGAGTTGTGCACGAGTGTACTCAGACTTGATAATGTCGCCAACCACCACAAACAGCAGTGCGCCTTTGACCTTCTCGACCGTGGGGTGGTGCAGCATGACCATGGCAGCCATGAGTTCGAGCTGCGCGGTGTCTGCATACTTGCTGGACTTGCCAGTCTTGTAGTCGGCTACCCGTGCGGTCTGTCCAGAGGTGCTAATGGCAAGGTAGTCCGGTATGCCCCGGAACCATACGTCTTTGTCAAAAAAGCCACACGGGCTAAAGTCAACTCGGATTGCCATTTTGTCTTCGCAGCGGATTTCTCCGTCAACTGCGGCAAGAGGCTCAACGAAAGGCTGGAACTGTGCGAACTGCTCTGGCAAGGGGGTGCCGTCTTTGATGTAATCCTCAAAGGCTTTGTGTACTGCTGTTCCATAAAGAGTGGCCTGTGTGTCTTGTGACTTGAATTTTTTAAGGATACGGACTTCGTGATAACGACGGGCGCAGCCCTCGTAGTCTTTGACCGACGAATAGGAATGTGCAAGTGCCATAGAAGTGAACCGGAGGTTTGTTTGGACCCTCAGTTTACCAGTCCTTGGCCAACACTGTAAGCCAATCTTGGACGGATTCCAGCTCCATGTACTCGTGCGGTTTTAAGCCGCCGTATCGGGCGGTCCATTGGCAGTTCCGGTCAAATTTCTGCGCAAGTTCCCGCGCACGGGCCGAGCTTACGCCCATTTGTAGCCCAATGGCGGCGTAGGTCATTCCTTGCAATCGCAAGGACCCAGCTTGCATGAGCCGCACATGGGCACGATCTTTTATTTCCTTAGCAGTCGCCATAACTCGCTCCCACACCGGATTCACACGCCAGAGGCAAGCCCACTGCCCACTTGGGGTTCCAGCTCATGCACTCTTCCAGATGGGCTTGCGCCTCGGCGGCTTCTTCCTTCTTGGCAATGATAGCCACGGCGTCATGCACAGTCAGCACGACCTTGTACCGCTTGGACACACGCAGCATCTGCTCAGCCACCACCTGCCGGGCCACCGCCTGACAGATATTCTCCACAACTTTCCCGCCGTAGATGCGAACAGGCAGCCCCTTGGAGTAGTAGACCAACTCGAACTTGCCCGTGTCAGGGTTGGCCTTCTCCCGCAAGCCGGGGTACTGGATGTGCAGCCCGCTGGGCAGTGTCAGCCCCTTGCCGGGGATGGCTTTGACTAGCCCCACAACGTCGATCTGCATCGACTGGCCAGTCAGCATCGCTTTGAGCGCGTCACCCGCGTTGCGCCAGAGATTGGCAATCTTGAACGAGGTGCTGCGGTACGTGTCAATAATGCGCTTGGCTTCGTCAAGGGACACCTCTACCCCAGCCTGAGTTTTTAAGAACGCTTGCAGCTTGACGTGCCCAACCCCGTAACCTGCGCCCAGCACAACGGTTTTACCCACCTGCCGCTGGCTACCAGACCCAGTGGTCACATCCGCGGCGGGTATGCCGTATATCTTTGCCGCCATGAGTCGGTACACGTCCTGCTTGTCCTTAAACGCTTGCACCAAGTCATCCTGCCCCGCCAGCCACGCCAGCACCCGCGCTTCGATCTGCGCAGAGTCACAGTCAATCACCACGTACCCGTCAGGGGCCATGATGGCTTTCTTGATCTTGCCAGCGTTCGCGCCGCGTGACGGCAGGTTCTGCAGGTTTACAGAGTCCTGCCCAGACCAACGGCCGGAGTGAGCACCGTAGTAACGAAGAGGTACAGGAAAACGGCCTCGACCAGACATGCCAATAAAGCGCTCAGTACGAGTTTCCTCAAGTGTCGTTTTATTTCCAAGTCGCGCGGCCACGAGGGCTTGTACTCGCTCATCTTCATGCTCCTCCAGCGCCTTGAACGCGTCGTCTGTTTTGGCAAACGCCCATGCTGCCTTCTTGGTGGCCGGGCTGATCTTGGTGGGTGGGTCGATGCCCAGTGACTGCAGGGCCAGTGCAAACTTGTCGTTGGACATGAGTAGCTTCTTGATGCCCGCCATGCCTTCCGTGTAGATCGCATGCACGTAGTCAGGGTCAGCGTCTTTGAGCATGTTGTCCCGCACGGTTTCCAGCAGCGCCAGCTTGTTCTCCTTGACGGCTTCCAAGTGGTCCCGCAGCAGCTCAGGGTTCAGCTCCAGCGCAGGCTCGATGAACATGCGCAGCGTCAGGTCGATCAGCTTGAGTTCTTGCTTAGGGAAACCCACGGCCATGTACTTCATAAAGATGTCGTACGTCAGCTCCACGTCGTTGATGCAGTACAGAGCGTACCGTGCCAGCTCTACATCGTAGAAGTCAGCGTAGCGCTTGCCGATAGCGTTAAGCACCTCGTCGCCCTTGATGCCCACGCCCATGCGGAGGGCTTGCGCCTTGAGGCTGTGCGCCTTGTCATGCGGGTAGAGAGCTCGGGACATGCCCAGTGTGTCGGCCCACACCTGCGGGTTCACGCCGTAGCGCCAGTTGAGGATGGCTCCGTCGAACGCTGTGTTCTGGCACAAGACCATGGCATCAGACCAGTCAAAGGACTTGAGGAACGTAGTGCAGTCGGGCTTGGGCACCCACTGGGTGGGGCCGTCGTTGGTCTTAATGGCAAAACCAATCAGCTCGAACTGCGGCGAACGCACGTAGTCCTCAGTGGTGATCTTGCTCAGGCTGTACTCACGGTCGTAGTATGTCTCTGCGTCAAACGTGACGATTTTCATTCGGGGCTTTCCAGTTGAGGTTTTTCTTCTTGGCGTAGCGTTCACGGCGCTTTAGGTTTGCGTTTAGGCGGCGCTGCTGCTCCGGTGTCAGCTTCGGTGAGTGGTCTTGCAAAAAGCTTGTAATTGGATCGGGGGTGTTCGGCTTCAAGGATGAACTCCAGTTGGTTGAGGTTCTCTTCGTTGATGACCATTGCAAGACCACCAGCTTCGTCGATTCTTTTAAGGTTAAGAGTTTGCAGGTCGGTCGGCTTTTTCTTGCCAGCCTTGGCTTCGATTGCAATGAACCGGCCGTTGAGACACGCAAGGATGTCAGGCGTGCCGTTGTTGGCAGAGATGCCGCCGATGTAGTTGACCGCATACGCCTTGTGCTTCTTGAGCAGCGCATGGATTTTGGTTTTGACTTTGGACTCAGGCGTTGCCATTGTTTTTCTCCAAGTGATGGACACAGCCAAAGTCTGGCCCGGTGTAGAACGCCCCGCCCTCTTGGTACGAGTAGCGAAGTGAGTCCCTATCGTGGTCGTAAAAACCCTCATCCAGCTTGGGGCTCCCGCACACACGGATCACAAATCTCTCTGGCTGGTCGTACGGAGCTTCCTCCGTCCAGTGGGCGCAGGTTTTACACGTTGCCATTTTGAATCTCCTTGAGCTTCATGTTGTAGTGGTGCCACTTCTCTGCATCAGGCGAGTCCTTCTTGCCTTGACGCATGCCGTACTTGATGAGGTTGCCCTTAAGGTAGCCGATAAATTCTTCGCGGGTGAGCAGCGCCTCCATCACAGTCCACGGCTGCACGCCCATGTCCTTGTAGTGTGAGCCGCCCGCTTGGATGTCGTCTGCTCTGGTGTTAATGCGGTTTGCAGTCAGCATGTGCTGCAGCTCCTGCTCTTCTTCGTTGGTCAGGTCGGGGAACATTTCAATTTGTTGCATGGTTTTCTTTCGTGGTTAGGATAGGGCGCATCTTCTTCAAGCGAAAGCTCTCCATGACATCGGCCATGGCGGTCTCAAGCTGCTTGACGGTCACGGTCTCAAGCTGCGCATCATGGACTTCGATAAGCAGGTTCAGCGCAGTCAACTCAGGTCCTCGGGCGACGAAGTGGAAGTTGTTAGGCACGCCACGGCGGGCCAGTGCAAGTATGGCATCTTGCCCCTCGCGTATCTCCAGTTTCCAGTCCTCACCTATACCCCGGTTGGCCAGCGCTTCGGTGATGTTCGCAGCGTCAATGAGCGCGTCAATGTCGCGACGCGTGGCTGCGCCAAGGCGCAGGTTGTTGATTGCATCGTGGTTGCGAATTTTGAGCGTGGTGCCTGCGTTAATCTCGTCGACTTTTTTCAGGCCCGCCCGCACCCACGTCATGGTGTCCGGAATAATCGGCCGGGGTTTGTACTTGCTACGCTTTCTCACAGCTTTTCCTTTGCGTCCATGCAGTCTTTGCAAATAAATTTGTGTAGCCCTGCGGCAATTCGCATATACCCACCATAGGGGTTCTTGTCTTTCTGGCACTTCCAACACATTTTCAAACGGCTGTTCATGCGCTTTTCATTTTTTAGTTGTGCGGATAGAGCCGCAATGTTGCCTGCAACAACATTTCCAAATCCAGTGCCTCTCATGTGCTCTCCTTCGGTTGGCCTTGGTTAAGGGCACGGGTCATCTCCTCCACGTAGTCAGCCTCGGCTTCCTGCCATGCCAGAACCAAGGTATT